AACCTCTGAAGGAAAATTAATAAAATGTGTTCGTCCAGATGGACTTAATGATATAAGAGAAGCATTTCAAGGTAACTTTCAATATATTGAAACTTTTATTAGTCAAATGAATGAAGTATTTCAGTTTGGTGATGATTGGGGAATGTACATTCCTGAAGTAAAATATTTAAGTCCTGAACCATTAGTTAATTATACTGACTTATCATTAAATGAATATCCAAATGTTCATTTTGTTGGAGATGCGTTAAGTGCTCGTGGTATAACAGTAAGTGGAGCACATGGGATTTATGTAGCAGAGTCTTTACTTTTATAATATTTATATTCATGGAAAACGAAGAATACCCAGATTTTGTTGAAAGTTATTAATATTTATAAACAAAAATAACTAATGGAAAATCTTAGAGAACTTGTACGTAAGCAACTAAAAGAAATGGCTAACATAGCTAGATCATATAAAATCGGAGATTTAAATAAGGCCGATACTTTAATTAGTTTATATTCTCCAACAAATTTTAAGTGGATAGGTAATATTATTACAATTATAAAAGACGCTGGTGAAAATGGAATTAAACTTGCTGATATAATAAATAAATTATCTGAAGAATTTGATTATAATAAAACATCACAAGAAATAAATCCACCATTAACACGTTTAGTAGATAGTGGAATATTAAGAAGTAGTAAATAAATTAAAAAGAGGCTTGGGTTACCAAGCCTTCATTTGTATATTTAAGTATGGCTAGAATAGGATTTACAGGAACTGTTAGTGTTGGGAAAACCACACTTGTAAATAAATTAAAAGAATTACCTGAATTTAAGGATTATACTTTTGCTACTGAACGTAGTAAATATTTACGTGATTTAGGTATTCCTTTAAATACAGACAGTACATTAAAAGGTCAAACTATATTTTTAGCAGAAAGATGTAGTGAATTAATTGCAAATAACGTTATTACTGATCGTACTATTATAGATGTAATGTCTTTTACGCTTAATGCTAATTCAATTGATAAAACAGATAAAGTATCATTTGAATATTATGCGTCACGCTTTATTGAAGAATATGATTGGATATTTTATGTTAGTCCTGCTGGAGTAAAGATTGAAGATAATGGTGTGCGTACTACGGACATAGAATACAGAGATCAAATTGATCAAACAATTAAACATTTATGTTCTTGTCATTTAGACAAAATTAAGAATTTTGGAATTATATCGGGTTCTACCGAGGATAGACTAAGACAGGTAAAATCTTACCTAAACTTATAATATTTATAATAAAAACTTAATGAAACGTAAAGATTTATACGAATATATTCGTGAGCAAATTATAAATGAATTATCTGAAGGAAGTACTAAAACATTTATAGCAAGTTCATCTTCAGACGAAGAAAATGCTATTACTACTGATTCATCTATTTCATCAGCATCTAAAATACCTGCTATAAAAGCATTAAAAGGTTCTAAACCCGGAGCAGCCGTTGTAGTTCCTACAAATGAAATGGCTCGCCCAGCAAATGTTCTTAAAAAAGGAGAAAATTTTACACTAATTAAAAATATATATGCTGGTAGCAAAATTGAAAATATTTTAAACATAATTGAAGAAGCAGGAGAAGAAGGTGCTAATTCAAAAACTATATTAACTACATCCGGCATTAAATATTCACAAGAACTTAGCCCAATACTTGGAGAACTTATATCATTAAAAGCTATATCCAGTAATGTTAAAACACCAATCGTAGAACCCGAACTTTCAACTACGACCCCCGAAGATGAAGAAAATTTTGATTTTCTTGATACTGAAGAAGACGCAATACCCAAAGATGAATTTGAAAAACCTGATGACGAAGAAATAGACACTGCCGCTATATCTGCTGCGACAGCTGGAGCAGATCAAGATATGATGCCTACTAATAAAGATATAGAAACTATTAATAAAATTAGAGATATCTTAACAAAGAAAAAAGATAAATTAATTAAAGCTGATGAAGCGGGAGATGATTTAACGTTTGAAAGAGAAAAAGCAGCTTTAAAACAATACATTAATAATAATAAAAGTATTATTAGTAAAAATGGAGAGTTAAAAAGAATTATTTCTAATATAATTGATATTAAATAGTGGCTAAAATTAAAATATTAGCACCATATGTTTTAATATTAATACTATTCATTATTATTATATTTCAATCTCAACATCCTAAATCTGATTTAGAAAATCGTTTAAATGAATTACATAAACAAAATGATTCTTTACTTTTAAATATTAAATTAAAACAAAACGAAATAACAAAACTAGACTCAGTAACTAACGTTTATAAAGATAAAGTAGAAAAAGATAAAACAGAATTAATAGCATTAAAAATAAAAGCAGATAATTTTAAAATTAAATACAATGAAGAACATAATCGCATTAATACTCTTTCTAATGGGAACGTTGTTAATGAATTCACAAACGCTTTTAAATGATAGTACTTGTTGTGTTCCATGTATCACACTTAAAAAAGCACTTTTATTAAAAAACGATTATACTTATTTAAAAAACCAAATAGGAATTACTCGTGATTCTGTTTCTGTTTTAATGCTTATTGCTTTAAATCAAGATACTATTATAAAAACACAACATAAACAAATTATTTTATTTAAACAAAATGAAGTAAATTATAAAAATCTTGTAATTAATAAAGATGAAGAAATTATTTTATTTAAAAAAGAAGTAAAAAAACAAAAAAGAAGTAAAATAATAACTTACATAGTTAGTGGAGCTTGTATAGTATTAAGTTTTATTGTAGCAATATGAGTCAAGATTTAAAAGAAATAATAAGAGAAGAATACATTAAGTGTGCTCAAGATCCAGCTCATTTTTTACGTAAGTACTGTAATATTCAACATCCTCAAAGAGGACGAGTTATATTTAATCTATATCCATTTCAAGCTAAAGTATTAAGTTTATGGAAAGATAATCCATATTCATTAATATTAAAATCTAGACAGTTAGGCATATCAACATTAGCAGCAGGTTACTCATTATGGTTAATATTATTTCATAAGGATAAAAATATTCTTTGTATAGCTACTAAACAAGAAACAGCAAAAAACATGGTTACTAAAACCAAGTTTATGTTTGATAATTTACCCTCATGGCTTAAAATACCAGCAGATGAAAATAATAAATTAGCATTAAAATTAAATAATGGTTCACAAATAAAAGCAACATCCGCAGCAAGTGATGCTGGTAGATCAGAAGCCGTTTCATTATTAATTATTGATGAAGCAGCATTTATTGAAGGAATTGAATCAATTTGGGCTTCAGCTCAACAAACCCTTGCTACAGGTGGTGGAGCTATAGTTTTATCTACTCCGTTTGGTACAGGTAATTGGTTTCACAAAACTTGGGTTAAAGCTGAAGCTCAAGAAAATCCTTTTTTACCTATTAAATTACCTTGGTATGTTCATCCTGAACGTGATCAAGCATGGAGAGATAAACAAGATACTCAACTAGGAGACCCTAGACTAGCAGCTCAAGAATGCGATTGTGATTTTACAACATCTGGTGATATAGTTTATTATTCTGAACATCTTGAATATATGACTTCTACTCATATAGTAGAACCAATGGAAAGACGTGGTGTAGATAAAAACTTATGGATCTGGGAATCACCAGACTACACAAGAAATTATTTAGTAGTAGCTGATGTAGCTAGAGGGGATGGAAAAGATTTTTCAGCATTTCATGTATTTGATTTAGAAACAAACGCCCAAGTAGCAGAATTTAAAAGTCAATTATCTCCAAAAGAATTTGGTTATATGTTAGTTGGTATAGCTACTGAATATAATGAAGCATTATTAGTAGTAGAAAATGCTAGTATTGGATGGGCAACATTAGATGCTATTCAAGAACGAAACTATAGAAATTTATATTATTCACCTAAAAGTGATATAGCAACTTCTGATTCGTATTTTAGTAAATATGAAGACGTATCAAAAATGACTCCGGGTTTTACTATGTCATTAAAAACCCGCCCTTTAGTAATTAATAAAGGAAGAGAATATTTAGGAGACCATAGTGTAATTATTAGATCAAAACGTTTAATAGAAGAAATGAAAATTTTTATTTGGAAAAACGGTAGAGCTGAAGCACAATCTGGATATAATGACGATTTAGTTATGTGTTATAATACAGCAATGTATGTTAGAGATACAGCATTAAAACAAAAACAATACGGAATTGAAATGACAAAAGCAACATTAAACAACATACAAAGACCATCAGCATACCAAGGAGCATATTTTGCTTCAGGTAATGATAATCCATATGCTATGGATATTAATGGGGAAACAGAAGATTTAAAATGGTTACTTTAAAATATAAAACATGGCAGACACAAATTTATTTTCTAGATTAAAACGATTATTTTCAACCGACGTAATTATACGTAATGAGGGAGGAAACACTATTAGAGTAATCGATACTGATTCTATTCAAAGAAGCGGTAAATATGAAACAAATTCATTACTTAATAGATATCAAGGAATTTATTCTAGTAATACTACATCACTTTATGGAGCTCAATTAAATGTTAATTATCAATATTTAAGAACTCAACTATACTCAGACTATGATGTAATGGATACTGATGCTATAGTAGCATCAGCACTGGATATTATTTCAGATGAATGTTCATTAAAAAATGAGATGGGTGAAGTATTACAAATTAGAAGTTCAGATGAGGATGTTCAAAAAATACTTTATAATTTATTTTATGATATATTAAATATTGAATTTAATTTATGGTCTTGGACTCGCCAAATGTGTAAATATGGAGATTTTTTCTTAAAACTAGAAATATCAGAAAAGTTTGGTGTGTACAATGTTATACCTTATACTGCATATCATATTGAACGCCAAGAAGGATTTGATAGAGAAAACCCAATGTCTATAAGATTTAAATTCAACCCAGCAGGATATGTTGGTGGAGCAGGCGGTTATGATATTCCTAATAGTGCACCTAAAGAATCTAATGGTATTTATTTTGATAATTATGAAATTGCTCATTTTCGTTTATTAACTGATGTTAACTATTTACCTTATGGTCGTTCATATATTGAACCAGCCCGTAAATTGTTTAAACAATACACACTAATGGAAGATGCTATGTTAATACATAGAATTTCTCGTGCGCCTGAAAAGCGAATTTTTTACATTAATGTTGGTTCTATTCCTCCAAATGAAGTAGAAAACTTCATGAAAAAGACTATTACTACAATGAAAAAAACACCATATGTAGATCCTCAAACTGGTGAGTATAATCTAAAATATAACATGCAAAACATGTTAGAAGATTTTTACATTCCTGTTCGTGGCAATGATAGTACAACTAAAATTGACACTGCTAAAGGTTTAGACTACACAGGTATTGAAGATGTTACTTATTTAAGAGATAAATTATTTGCGGCTTTAAAAGTTCCTAAAGCATTTATGGGTTATGAAAAAGATTTAAGTGGTAAAGCAACATTAGCTGCTGAGGATATCCGTTTTGCACGTACAATTGATAGATTACAACGTATATTATTATCTGAATTATACAGAATAGCTTTAGTTCATTTATATGCTCAAGGATATAAAGGTGAAACATTAACTAATTTTGAATTATCATTAACTACTCCATCAATCATTTATGATCAAGAACGTATCGCATTAATGAAAGAAAAAGTAGATTTAGCTAAAAACATTATGGAAGCCCAATTGTTACCTACAGACTGGATTTATCATAACATATTCCACTTTAGTGAGGACCAATTTGATGAATATAGAGATTTAATTATACAAGATGCTAAACGTAAATTCCGTTTAGGTCAAGTAACTGAAGAAGGTAATGACCCATTAGAAACAGGTAAGTCCTATGGTACACCACATGATTTAGCATCATTATATGGTAAAAGTCGCATAATATCAGATCCGGGAAATGTACCATATCCATATAATACTGAAGTAGATTTAGGTCGTCCTAAAGAAAAAGTATCAAACATTAATACTCAACAAAATGTTTTTGGTAGAGATAGATTAGGTAAAAAGGATATGAAAATTGATGATCAACCTGGTTATAATAATAAATCATTAAATGAAAATGTTCATTTAAAAAATAAACAATTTATAACCGAAATTGAAAAAAAACTAGTATTTCAAATAGATAAATCAAAAGAATCGTTACTTGATGAAAACCAATTGCGAGATTAATAGTTAGCTATATATTTATAAATAAAACTACTACTTAAATGTTAATAAAACATTCAAAATTTAAAAACACTGGTATTCTTTTTGAACTTCTAGTTAGACAAATAACAACTGATACTTTATCAGGTAAAAATTCTGAAGCTTTGAATATTTTAAAAAAATATTTTAGTAAAACAGAATTAGGACGTGAATATAAATTATATGAAAGTTTAATTAAACGCACTAATTTAACTGAAGGTAAAGCTAATATGGTTATTAATACTGTATTAGAAAATTCTAAACAATTAAATAAAACCTCTTTAAAAAAACAAAAGTATAATTTAATTAAAGAAATCAAAAATTACTATAATTTAGAAGAATTTTTTAAAACAAAACTCCCTAACTATAAAGCACAAGCTGCTGTTTATACTTTAATTGAATCTCAAAACACTAATAATTCTACAGAAAACATAATTGAAAATAAATTAGTTATATTAGAACATTTAACTTTATCTAATACTAAAAAAGAAACTAATGTTAATACTACAATAGAAGAATTAGCAAATGAAGATAAAGATACTCGCATTTTAACTTATAAAATATTACTTGAAAAATTTAATAATAAATACGTAGATTTTAGTAATAATAAAAAAAATATTCTTAAAGAATTTATTAATGTAGTTGATAATTCAACTAAATTAAAAGAGTTTTATAATGTTAAAATTAATGAAATGAAATTAGAACTTGTTTTATTAAATAAAAAAACAAAAAACGAAGTAACTAAAATTAAATTAAATGAAACGCTTAATTTTTTAGTTACATTAGGTAAAAACGATAAAATAAATAATGATAATATTGTTAATTTATTACAATATTGTGATTTAATTGAAGAATTAAAAAAAATAAATGGAAAATAAAAGTTCACTTAAAGATTTAGTCTATAAAAGATTAAAAGAAATGAGTGCTACTGGAGGAGGCGCAGGAGCAGCTACTTTTACCCCAGGTGAAGGTGAAGGTACAGCTTATAATTACTACTATAAATTAGGATTTAAACCAGTAAATACTAAAGAGCTTCATAAAAAAGCTAAAGGTATTGAACATAAAGATTTATGGAAAGAAAATAAAGAAGAAACATCTACTTATCTTAGCCAATTAAATTTACCAGATGATGGTAGAAAAGAATTTATAACAAGTAAAGTAGAAGATTTTAATACTATAGAGGATAAATTAAACACTTTACTTCCTTTATTAAAAAACGCAAAAAAAGAAACAATGGACGCTTACAAAAAAGATCCAGACTTTAAAATAATGTATGGTACTCAATTTGCTAACGCTTATTTAGACAAACTAATAACTTTATTTACAAACAAACAACAATAACATGACATTACAAGAACAATTTAACGCCATAAACCGAGGCACAGGAAATAAAGAGCAATTTTTAAAACATGCTAGAAATTTATTTCCTCAATATTTAACTAAACATTTAGATTATAATACATCAATTAATGTGTTAAAAACAAAACAAATTATTAGTGAACAAACAAATGTTGTTACTAAAGGATTTGATATCTACGATTGGAAAAAGATTTTAGCTGAAGAAACAGAACAGCTTCCAAAGCGAGGAGATAAGTATAAAGATGTGATGGTTAAAACAGGAAATGGGGATGAGCTAGTTAAAAGGAATGTCACAGTAGTATCTGTTGATGAAAAAGAGCGTAAAGTACTTGTTAGAACAGATGCTGGAGGTGAAGTTTACTTATCTTTTAACGATTTAACTAATTCTTCTAAACCTATATCAGAGTCAGTTAAAGCTGAAGAAAAAGAAACATCTAATTCAAAATTTATGATAAAAATATATAAACATGTGGGCTTTAAAGATGATTTAGATACTATCTTACGAAAGCCTACAGCTTTAGAAGACAAACCTGAAAGTATTAAATATTTTGATACTAATGAAGAAGCAGAAAAATGGTGGAAAGATAATTACGTACGAGGTTTTAAATATAAACTACTAAAAATTGAAGAAGGTAAATACATTAACGAATCTATTAAGATAGTTGAAAAAGAAACATCTAAAGAAGTTAAAAGTAAGCAAGACGCATATGATGCTACTGACGTTAAAAACGCAGACAACATCAATGGAAACGAGATCTGGAAAGGATATTACGTTGAGATGAAAGATCCAGCAAACGCAGATAAAACGGGAGATGAATTGAAAAAGATAGTAGTAAAAAACTTATCTAAAGATCCTTTGTACTATACTAAAAATGGTATGTTTGGAATTAAAGGTGTTGGCTACACAACTGAAGCGCCAGGTTTAGGTGAACCTAAAGCTCCAAAAGGAAAATACAAATCATCAGGATATGGTGATGTTGAAAAAGAAGTAAAAGTAAAATCAAACGTTCAAGACTCATTAGGCGATAAAGAAGCTAAAACTTCAATGCCTAAAAAGGTAAAAGAAATGTCTACAACTCCTCAAAATTCATCTGGTGTTAAAAAAATGAAGATGCCGGGTGCTGAAAAAAGAATAAAATTAAAAGAAGGTTTATCATTAGCTGAATTATTAGCAGAACCAGAAGAAAATTCATTAAATGAAAAAATGAATGATTTTAATAACTATCCAGATTCAGAACTTATTCAGTTGGCTAAAGATGAGGGAATGGAAGAATTAATTGTATTAAATCCTGAAGGCGGATTAGAAAATCGTGATGAATTATTAAGTGCACTTACAAAAGAAGCAGACGATGATTTTGGATTTGAGTCCCCATTTTGTAAAAGTTGTAGTGGTAAGGGTTGTAAGGAATGTGATGGAAGTGGAATGAAAAGGAATTCGGTAACTGAAAATAGTCCAATGGAAGAGCCAATTCAAGAATCAAAACTTCGTTCAATTATATCTAAATTAATTAGAGAAGAACTAAACTAATATGAAATCATTGTTAATAGAAACATTACCATTTGCTGTACAACCTCAAACATTAATTGAAACTCGTAAGAGTCCTAATGGTAATTCTATAGTTGAAGGTATTTTAGCAACTGTTGAAATTAAAAACGGTAATGGAAGATATTATTCAAAAGAATTGTGGGATCGTGAATTAGACAAATATAATGTTCTTGTAAAAGAAAGAAGAGCTTGTGGTGAATTAGACCATCCTGACTCACAAGTAATTAACTTAAAAAATGTGTCACATAATATCACTAAACTTTGGTGGGATGGAGATAATGTAATGGGCGCAATTGAAATATTACCTACACCTTCAGGAAACATATTAAAAGAACTTATAGGCGCAGGTATTAAAGTAGGTGTGTCATCTCGTGGAATGGGTAGTTTAAAACAAGTTGGTGAAGTGTTAGAAGTACAAGATGACTTTGAATTATTATGTTGGGATTTTGTTTCAACACCTTCTAATCCAGGTTCATATATGACTCCATTACGTGAAGGATTAGAAAAATCTAATGTTAACCCATATAGTAAAGTAAATTCAATTATAACTGAAATATTATGCTCTAATGGAGCATGTCCAATATTTTAATATATTTATAAATAAAAATAATACAATGAACAAACAATTTTTACATATGCAAAAACTTGCTGGCTTAATCACAGAAAGTGAGTATAAAACTATACTAAATGAAAAATTTACAAATCCCGTGTACCCATTAAGAATTTGGGAAAAAAATAATGCAGGTGAAGGTAAAAACGAAGCTTATTTTATTACAGTAGTAGGCGGTTTAATGGATAATAAAGAAGTTAGTTTTTCAAAAGAAGAAATAGAAGCTTTACATAAAATAATAGATGAATGGTTTAAAAGTCAACAATCAGGATTTAACAAAACAATATCAGTAAATACAAAAGATAAAAATTTTACTCAAGCAACTGTTGGAATTAAAAAACTTAAAGACTTTGATGTAGAGATATCTAGAATAGAAACAACAGCCGGAATGTCTCAGTATAGAGGATATGGTGATGATGAAGGTGGAGGAATATGTATTATAAAAGTCGCTAACATGTATCAATTAAAAGATGATAAAAATCTAAAAGAAGCTATTCCAACAGCAGAATCAATTGATATTGAAAAATCAGTAAACGAAGCATTAAAAAAATTTCGTAATAAAAAATAATACAATGAACAAACAAATATTAAATGAAGAATTTAAAAGAATGCAAAAACTTGCAGGTTTAATTAATGAAAATGACGCCCAAATAACTTTAGCTGATATACTTACAAAAAAAGGAAAATTAGACCAATTAAAAGGAACATATTTAAAAATAATTAAAGGACCATTTACAGATAAACCAGAAAATAAGGAGTATTTAAATAAAGGTTGTACATTTTTATTTTATGATGCTAGAAATATGTTAGTTGGAGTAGATTTAGAAGATGGAAAATCTGTAAATTTATTCCCAAAGGAATTAATAATAGATGTAGAAAGAGCAAATGCTTATTAATAAATAACCCCCTCTATATAGTATATTTAGGCCAAAGCGTTCCCTTAAAAAAGGAGCGCTTTTACTTTTGAGAAGCGGTTTATAGTCTGAATTTGCCACATATTTATAATAAAATGAAAAATTGTAATAAATGTAAAATAAATAAAGATTTTGAATTATTTGGTAGAGATAAAAGCAGTAAAGATGGTTATATGCATTGGTGTAAGAATTGTTTAAACGAAAATAATAAATTATGGAGGGAAAGCAACCCAAACCACAACAATGAATGGAGAGAAAAAAATCCTAGATATCGTAAAGAAAAAATATTAGATCAACCATATGCCCCAAAACCAAAAATATTTAGTAAAGAATGGGCTAGAAATTATCAAAAGAAAAAAAGATTAGAAAATCCATTGTATCATTTTTCAATGAATTTAAGATCAAGAACATATCAAGCATTCAAAAGAAAAAGTTGGAAAAAAAATGGAGGCTCTGAACAACTATTGGGTTGTGATTTTTTAACTGCTAAAGAATATATTGAAAAACAATTTCAAGAAGGTATGACTTGGAGCAATTATGGAAAATGGCATATAGACCATGTGACTCCTTTAATAAGTGCTAATACACAAGATGATTTAATTAAATTATGTCATTATACAAATCTACAACCATTATGGGCTATAGATAATATTTCAAAAGGAAAAAAAGTATTTTAATAACTCTTCGATTTTTATATTTTTTATATATATGTATGTGGGAAATGCGCCCAATTCTATGAGGCGTTGACTATAATAAATCTTATTACACTTTGAATTTATTCACATTAAGTGTATTTCCAAACAAATTAAATTAAGGAAAAATGGCAAACAACAGAGAATTGCTTAAAGAAGCAATCGCAGATGCTAAAGCTGTAAAAGAAACAGCTATTGCTAATGCAAAAGCAGCTCTTGAAGAATCATTTGGTCCATTTCTTAGAGAAAAACTATCTCAAAAAATTAACGAGATGGAAGACACTGATGAGAACATGGGATATGAGAATCAAAAGATGAAAAAAGATGAAATGATGGATGAAGTTTCTTTAGATGAACTTTTAGCCGAATTAGAAGAAGGTGAAGTTGAAGAAGAACTTTACGAAGCTAAAAAGAAAGAAAAAGAAGAAAAAGAAGAAAAAGAGGAAGACGAAAACCTGTCTATTGAAGATATGTCTGAAGACGACCTTAAATCATTCATTGAAAGTGTTATTAAAGACATGATAGACGCAGGGGAACTTGAAGCTGGTCATGAAGGAATGGAAAATGAAGAAGGTGCTGAAGGTGCTGAAATTGAAGGTGCTGAAATTGAAGGTGCTGAAATTGAAGGTGCTGAA